CTAAAGTTGGAAGTAAAACTTTAGCAAGTCCTACTTGAAAATTTTCTACTAATTCTCCAAAAGCGACTCTAAATTGTGCTAAAGCAAATGCTCCTTCATCAATCTCCTGTGCTGCTTTAGAGAACTTTCTATCTGCCTGACCTAGAACTTCGTTAGCAATCGCTTGTGATTTTTCAAACTGGTTTAATTGATTAGCATTTTTACCTATCTGTGCTGCATAAGCCTTAAGTGCAGGTTCTAATCTCAGTACGATACCGAGTTCGTCGAGTAGTTCTGGTTCTGCTTTTGTTATACCTCTTGTAAGACGATTGAATGAATCTGTTAGATTTCTTCCAAGAGCAAGTGATGTATTCTTTGCGGCTTCACCAATTTGTGTTAACTGTGTTGAAGTCAATCCAGCTGCTGTACCAATAGCGGCAGCTTGAGCTGCTTCTGAATAACTAAGTTGGTTTTTAGTGGCCGCTTGAATGTTTTTAGTTAAACTTGCATAAGCTACACCTGTAACTGCTCCAAAGGCTTCTTGTCCTTTGATTAGGTTTGCAAAGTCTACTGAGTTTTGAAAGAATTGGAAAGCTGCAGTTACAGCAAAGACCTGTGCTGCTAATGTAGCATATATAGGAACAATACCGCCCTGCATTGTTTGGGCTTGTTTTGAGAATGCTTTAGTACTGTTTGATGTTTGTTGAGATAAAGATTTTAGTCTTCTATCAGAGTCTTGAACATTTCTTGCAACAGAACCGACATTTTTACCTGCTTTTCTTGCAGATGCGCCTAGCTTATTTAACGATCCCTTATCGGAAACGTTAACTTCTAAATCCTGTTTTATTCTTTTGCTCATCTTCTCTTTGCTTTGTTCTCAGCTTTCTTTCTTTCTCGAGCTAGTTCTTTATTGATTTTATTAGAATTTCTAGCTTCAATATGTTTAATAAAAAGGATACATTGTCTTCTCTCAACTATCTCTAGTTCAGTTAGTAGCATTTCTAATGCTGACCAGTCTTTTCCTAAGTATGAACCACTACTTCCGTCCCATCTATCTGGTAGTAGATGATGCACCATAAAAGCTTCTTGCAATTCCATTGGAAAATCATCTAAATCAGGAGGTATTTCATCAAGATCAGGTTCTTTTCCTAACTGTTCACACATACTTAAGTATGTTTCTAATGGTAATTGATCCTCTCTAAAATAATTGTCTAATAGCGCAAGTATTTGAGTTACTTGCTGCTGGTAAAATTTTCGAGGTCTGCGACTACTTCTGTAACCCAAGTATCAAAATCAGATGCGTTCTTCATCATGATTTCTGCATCTTCTTGAGTATAAGGTAGTTCGTCCTCCAGGTCTACTGAACTTACATCTAGTAATAACATCTTTTCTAGATATTTGTATTTAAGTCCGCTCCAACCTTTGATAACTGCTTTACAGTACTCAACTATAAACTTGTCATCATCTAAGATTTCTTCAAATCCTCTTGTTTTTCTGTTAAATTTTTGAGAAAGACATCTTGATCTTAATTTTACAAGTTCTTCTCTTGATAAGTAACAAAGTTGCACAGAAAATCCTTCAAATTCAGGATAATCAACTGTTACTGTTTTACTTGGAGTTAATAAACTCGCTAGTGATACTTTCTTTTTTACTTCTGTCATAATAATTCCTGGTTAAAAATGGGGGAGAGTTACTCCCCCGTTAGTTATTAGCCACCAGTGTATGTTATTTTTGCTTCGTAGTTGTCGGCTCCTGTGCCTGGATCTATTGAAGCTGGTAAAGCATGGAAATTTGTTTCTAATGAAATAATATCTTCTATTGAGTGAGATGGTACTTCAAAGTGGCATTTTGGTAATGCAATTTCCACTTTCGGTGCTGATGTTCCGCCTATTTTAAATACTGTAGCGAAGCTATTTGTAATAACTGTATTAGCTTCAATCAACTGTTCAAATAAGTCGGCACTTGAACCTGCTTCTCTATTTAAATAACATGTAAAGTTACCTGATACACTTCTTGTTCCAGTTACATGACCTAATGGTTGATTGACTACTCCTAATGTTTCTGGAGTTAAGTAAGTCATACCATTGTCTATAGTAATGTTACCACCAGTTAATACTAGATTGTAAGCACCACTACCTGTTCCCGGGAATGTACTTGTATCAGCTGCTGTTACTGTTAGCTGGGTTAATCTATTTCTAATGAAATTACTTGTAGTTGTTACTCCTTCCCTTATATCTGTTGTGATAGTTGGAAGTGCTGGTGAGCCACTTACTTCATGATCTGAGATCATAGAAGCAAAACCTGACCATGTAATTGTAGCAATACCATCAATATCAAAATCAATTGATGCAGAATTTACAACTGCGTCTTTTAATCTATAATATGTTGGTCCTGTTACACCTGATCCACCTGAGGCTGCTCCCATTTCAAAGAACAAATCAAATGTTCCAAGAGCTGGTTTTTCTGAGCCACTGAAATCAAATACTACATTATTTGTTGAGTTAGTTACACCGTCACTCCAAGCTGCCTCAGTTGTACCTGAAGATGCTGTGAAAGAAGGCGCACCAACAAAGTTAGCCCAAAGAGCTTCTTCAACTGCGTGGTGATTAGCATCTCTGCCTGTTCCTTCCCATATATTTGACCCTGAGGTTGCACCTATAAAAGGTCTCATATAAGTTTGGAAAGACCATTCAGCTGGAGCATAAGAGTCAGTAAACATCTGTCTACTTCTTCTGCTGTTTCCAGAGCCATCGGCCATTTCTGCTAGAGTAATTTCACTTGTGTTTGTGCCTTGTGAGAAACTAAATCCATCTAATACTGGAATTTTCCATGAACTTGCGGCTGTTGAACCAGCTGCATTCACACCCATCATTAAATAGACTTCGGTATCTCGGCTAAAATAAAATTTATCTGCCATTTTTTTCTCCGTTTTCTTGTAAAGAGCCTTGACAAATAATTACTTATCGTGGCTGTTTACGCTTTAGTATTGAATCTCCACTAGCATCTCACCGATACCCATAGGATCCATAACACCTTCATCGGTGTCTATACTAACTATTGTGGTTTGCACAGTACTTTGTGCAACTCCATTTTTGTCATAATATGTAAGAGGGTCTTCTGCTTCAAGAACTGTCTCAAGATCTTCTAGCAGTGCATCTAACGCTCCCACTGAATCCTCATTATCTTCTACATAACATCTTAATGTAATAGTAAGATAACGAAATTTAAATCCTCCTCCATCATAAGTACGAACTTCTCGTCCCGCATTTAGATGAACAGAAGGAAACTCCTGTACTTCGTCCCAAAATTTTAGTCTTGGACTTACGTCTGCGACTGCTGTTTGGTACGAACCTGTGCCATCAATTAGCTCAATCTTATCTACAAGAGCGTTGACAATATTTTGTCTTCTTGTCGTATATAATCTTGTACTACTTTGTGTTGGCATATTAAACTCTTCTTAGTAATGGTTGCATACCTTGCATGTTTGCTGCAACTATTCCTCTTATACTTTGTCCTATTAATTTTCTTGGATCTCTTAGTGTACTACCTTGTGCAAACCCTGGTTCAAAGGTTTGGTAAGGAAATAGCATATAAGTATAATCTATACTCAATCCTCCTCTTGGGCCTAAAAGAACGCTTTCTACTCTTGCACTACTTGCAAATCGTCCAGTTCTATAATTAAGTGCTGGACTCCCCATGTTTCCTGCTACTACTGAAGTTAGAGTAGCGTTTATTATATCTTTTAGAGCAATTGCTTGAACATTTCTATCACCTTGCGCTCTATTTGCTACTGGTTTTCTACTAGCAACTGCAACTCCTGTTGCTTTTCTTAAGGTTTTTCTTCTCTTTGTCTCACTTGCTTTAGCTCTTAATGTTTCTGTATTCTTTACTCTTTCTTGTTGCTTTGATACTTTTTTCTGTAGTTCTTGATTGAATTTAAATCTCATATCAAAGCCACCTTTCTTAGTTATACCCTTTGATCTTCTATCTATTGCACCAGTTTTAGTAAGTCTAAATCCTGCTGATTTTATCATTTTTTCAGTAATGCCTTTTATACCATAATCGATAACTTCATCTGATATTTTTGGGCTTGTTGCTAACATTGTTTCATACTGAGCAAGATTTTTAAATTGTGCCATAAACGCTTCTGAGCCTTCTTTTAACTGTTCTCTAAATGCTGCAATATCTTTTGTATCTAATAATCCTTTGTTACCTGGAGATGTATTAGGTATAAGTACTAAACTTGTTTTTGCTTCTGCAATAAATTTTTCTGCACTTTTTCTTTTTGTAACTTTACTTTCAAGGAATCTTTCATTAAAGAAAGATTGACCAAGTTCGACAAATATACTTATAAAAGAATCTCCTCTTGTTATTGACCTTTTCAATGCTTGAATTACTGCATTTGATGCATTATTTCCTAGAGCACCAGGTCTATTTTGTAAATCTAAAGTACCCGAACGTTTTTGAGCCTGAAAAAGAAATGGGTCTCCTTTCATTTGCTCCCCTTCAGGTAATGTGCCATGTTCTGCTTCAATACGATTTGGCATTTTAAAAGTTTTATTTACTTCTTTTTTTAAGTGCGCCTTATATTGTTTTACAGCATTGTCTACCCACTTAACACTTGGTTCTCCAGCAGCTCTAAACTTTTGTCTGCCTTTTCCTGCAGTCTTCATTGGAACTCCAACCATACTTATTTTAATTAACTTCTTATTATAAATATGAGCTCTATGTCCCATTGTTTTAAATGACTGCCTACCTCTTATTACTTGTCTTTTCTTTACAAAACTTTTTGAGGACTGAGTCATTGCGTCCCAACCTTTCTTCAGTATATCGTCTAGATTTAAGGTTACGTCATTTCCTAATGCTTTTTTAAATGTTCCTTCCCAGTCTTGTATTCTTATGTGAATTTCAGCTCTTGCGATACCAGACGCAAGTCTTTTTCCTACAAAATCATCAAAATCTTTTAAATACTTCTTTCTTTCTGCCTTCATACAACTACTCTATACAAGTCAAGCACTCTTTTTATATGATCTGGAAAATCAGTATTACCTCTAACACTTGAAGTACCTTGTGATTCAAGTGTCGCACCCTGTATTGTTCTCCTTGTCTTATGCTCGTCTCGTAAGTAGTATGTAATTAGGTCAAATACTGCTAATTTGAGATCAGAAGGAACAGCCGAATAGCCAGATCGATATGCAATTTGTACGGATCCAAATCCCTTCTGAAAGTTCTTAGAACTATTCCCAGTAATTCTTCTTACAGCATCAAAAGTAGTATCAACATAATAATCTTCATTTACTGTTAATGTTGTGTAAGAATCCGTAGGATTATCCCTTTCCTTTACAGAAGTAACACTTACAAGAGGGCTTTCACTTACTATTATAACTGATGTGCTCTCTGTAATGTTAAAAGTTTCTGTTTTATCAGAACTGTAAAAATCAACGAAACTTGTACCACAATACTTCTTTACTAATTCTGAAATTTGAGGTACTAAAATATTTAGGCGATCGTCATCTTTAGCTCCAGTCAGCCCTTCTGCGTCTTTATAATCTTGTACTGTTACTAAATCTGCCATATTAAAAAAGTGTGGGTTTTAAGGTAAACCCACAAAACCATAATTAATCTATTAACTAGATTTGTAGTTTCTGATAACAACTGCGTCAGAACTGCCGATAATGTCATCGAATCCAAGTCTTTGTGAAGCCACAAGTACTCTTCTTTGATTTTCAACGTCGTAGTCTGATTCAATTGTAACGCCTCTTAGTCTAGGCATAATGAAGTTTCTAGCATATAAAGCTACAGCGTGAGTTTTATTAACTGCTCTTGCTTGGAACTCATCACAGATTAATACTCTAGATCCGAAGACCTGACCAATCTCACCAGAAAGCTTTGTTGCCATGTCGCCAACTAAGTTAACGTCTTGGAAGTTAGCATCTTCTAGTAAGTTGTAGTATGCTTCTTGTGATACAATATACACAACTTCTTGTGGGTTAACACCATATTTACCCATAGACTTTCTTAAATCTAACAACTCAAGAGATGTAAGTTTATCAGATGCGAAAGCCTCTGTACCTACAGTTACATTTGAAGCATCAGTAGCTTTGTGAACTAGTCCATCAAAAATACCTGATGTATATGTACCTTGAGCATTGTTACCAAATAAGATAGCGTTTTCGATACCTCTTGCATGAGCTCTAACCATTGACTCTCTGATTAATGGTAGAATTGGCATGATAGCATCTTCTTCTGTTTCATTTCCAATGAATGATTTTGAAATCAACTTTTTAACAGTGATTGTTTTCTCTGTTAAGTCGATACCGCCTCTATCACCAGTAGTTACATAAGTATCACCTCTTTGTGATAAGTTACCGTGTGGGCTTGCACCGTCACCAGTACCTGCACTTGATACAAATTCAGCGTAACCTGCATCTGGTAGAATTGGCATAATCATTGAAGCACTTGTCATTGGGACTTCTCTAAATAGAGGAGCTAAGACTAGTTCGTTTTGAATGTCTCTTTCTACTCCAGTTGAAACAACTTGTTCGAAGTCTGCAGATGAAACTGCAACACCTGAATCTGTGTTAACTTTTTCTATTACGCTTTGTCCATATGAAGTGCTGTCGATTCCTTTCTGTCCAGTAATAACTGAAAGAACTTTAGCGTCCATAATCTCACTTTCATGAGTTGTTTTCCAATCGGAGTTGCCTCTTCCTGAGAATACTCTTTTAGACTCTCTCATACTT